AACTTCTATCTCCTAATCCTGCGGATTACATTTTGGATATTGCGTGTGGCAATGGAAATTATTCTTCGTATCTTGCACAAAGTGTAGCGCGACAAGATTTTTGAGAAATAGAGACAGGATAGTTGAGAAAAATCCGCCCATTCTTAGAAGCATTTCCGAGGCTCGCTCACTTGCGTCAACCGCCCCCCCAACAAGGGGAGCGGCCCACGCAAGAGGGCGGGCTTTTTTAGGCTCCGGGAGGAGCGGCTTTTGCCGCCCCTCCCTTTGCCTTTTGCCCTCTTGTGGGGGTTTACCCTTCCGGCTCCTCGTCCGGGCCTTCTGCGGGCTCCTGGGGCCCTTCCTGGGCCTTCACGGGCTCGGTGTACTTCGTCCAGCCATAGACGCCGGGCTCCCATACGTTCCCGTCGACGTCGGACGTCCACTTCTCGCCGTTGTGGGAAACCTTCGCGCCCTTGCTGTATGCGTCATGCGCCCCGAGGGGCTGCACCCAGTCGGGGAACTCCTCGAGAGGGTTGCCGATCTGTGTCCACATGGAGGGCGTCTCCGAGGGTTTTCGGTTCTGCCCGGCGTCGGTGACGTCATGGATGGAGCGGTAGAGCTTCCCCTCGTCCTGGACGATGTCGCCCGCCTTGCCCCTCCAATTCTCATCCCAGGTGGCAAAGAACTCGGGATATTTTGCGATGGAGGCGTCGTCGAGCTGCTGGGCCTGGGCCGCTTTGACAAACATGAGCTCGGCGACGGCCTGGGCGGACTCACTCCGCTTTTGAGCGTCCGAGATTGCCTTGATGGACTTCTTCGGTGTTAAATACTGCATCATTCGTATGCACCTCCAAACCCGGAGATCGAAACCTCTCCCTCATACCCCTCATTCTTCGTGATGGTGAAACGAACGTCGACGCCCCACTTCTCGGCGGTCTTGGTCTCGTTCGTGAAGTTGAAAACCCGGTTGATCGCGACCTGCGCCGTGATGTCCTCCCAGGTCGGGGCCGCGTCAAACGCATTGTTACACGCTTCGACCTTTGCGACCGAGCCCTCAATCTTCCATGTGGGGGTGATGAGGATCTTCGTCGCCCGGGCGTCCGTCTCCTCGGGCTTTGCGAATTGGAACTTGATGACCGTCTCCTTCTTGGAGAAATTCCAGACTCTCACACTCGTCGCGAAGTTGCCGTCCACGGCCTCCACGCGGAGCTGATGGGCCCCGTTGGTGAGGGTGAGCCACTTCTCCCGGGAGAGCTCAATCGTCTCCTCCTCGCCGAGCGTCGCTTGATAGCTGCGGATCTCCTGGTCGTCCACAAACTCCGTGACGACCACGTTGTCGCCCTCGACGTCGGTGACGGTGTAGGTCTCCGCAAAGCTGCCCGTCTGCTGCCCGAGGTCTTTGTCCTCGCCGGAGATGCTCGGGGCCGAGTTGGTGCGCTTGAAGGTGAGGCGGCGGTAGGATGTGCCGCCCTGCCCATCCGATGCCTCAATGACGAGATTGTTGACCGTATTGAGCCCCAGCGCGTAGAGCTTTTCCGAAGTGATGGAGATGGAGAGCTGCTCGCCCTTCGGGGCGTTGTTGAGGGTGCGGAGGGTCTCGTCGTTGAGCTTCTCGACGACTGTGACGGCGTCCCCGTCCGCGTCGTCGACGGTGTAGGTGTACGTGAAGCCGATGTTCTTGTCCCCGAGGTTGGTGTCTGCGCCGGAGATGACCGGGGCGGAGTTGACTCGGGTGAATGTCCATGTCCGGGTAGCCGTTCCGCCCTGGCCGTCCGTGACGACGACCTTGACCGTGTGCTGCCCGAGGGAGACTTCCTTGATGTTGATGGAGATCGTGTTTTTCGCTTTTCGCGTCGGGGCGAACGACTTCGTCGTTCGCCCATCAAGCGACTCCGTCGCCGTCAAGACGTCGCCGGAGTCGGCGTCGTCGACCGTGTACTCGATCGTGAAGTTTGTGTTCTTGTCTCCGAGATTTCTGTCACTGTCAGAGATCAGAGGGTCAGTGTTCAGGACTTCAAGGACGGGGCGGAAACCGAGGGACGCGCGCCGATTGGACGAGGCGTTCCAATCCCAGTAGCGGGCCGAAGTGTACCCACGGTACGCACGGAGCGACGCATTATCCGCAAAAACTTCCTGGCACCAGGAATAAACGCCATACCAGTTCCAAAACTTGTTATGCGCGCTGTTTTGGTCGGTCGAGTTAAGGTTGTTGTCCAGGTCGGAGGAGACCGGGGCCGGGAGGCCCGAGATGACCTCCTCGCGGGTGATGAACCTGTCCCACTCGTTATTAGTGGGTGTTCCGCCCGCATAGGAGTCGCTATTCCTTCGGTTGCTGCCGCCTGTGAGGACGCGGCACTTGTATTTTGCGCCGTCGATGGTGACAGTCTTGCCTGTGATGTAGCCCTGTGAGTTGAGGTCGTCCCAGGAAACCGAAACCAGAATGACGCGGTCGCAAATAAGCAGCGTCTTGTCTCCGTCCTTGATTTTGACCCATTGGAGCTTGTTCGCGTCCGCGCTGGGGGTATTTCCGAAGGTATAGTTCGCCATGCTGCCGGACATCTGCGGGATGTCGCCGACGTCGTAGTTTCCGCCTACATCACCGTCAGGACGCCACGGTTTTGTAGGGCGCTTCAAGATCGCGCCGTTGTTGTAGAAGCCGCCGAGCTTGACGGTTCCGAGATATTGCGCCATAGGGGATCGCTCCTTCCGTTTTGATGAAGCGGTAGGGCGCGAATATCTTCTTCGCGAGATTGTAGGCACACGCCCAGCGAGCAAACCCGAGCCACGAGTTGACCGCCTGGACGACCGCCGAGCGCGTGATCTTGCCTTCCTTCATCTTCCGAACCATCGCCTTGACGCGCCGCTTCTCCCTCCGTTTGGACTCGGTGCGGAGCATCATGTGGGTGGCCTTGATTTTGAAGCCGTAGGCGTTCACGCCCTGCCGCATATAGAAAACCTTTGTCTTTTTGTTGGTGTCAAGGTGTAGCCTCTCGTGGAGGAATACCTTGATTTTCGCCAGCCATTCCCGGGCGGTCTCCTTGTCCGGCGCAACGATGACGATGTCGTCCATGTACCGGGTGTAGAGCTTCGCGCCGAGAAAGCGGACGCAAAACTGATCGAGCTCGTTGAGGTAGATGTTCGCGAAGTCTTGGGAGCTGACATTCCCGAGAGGGATGCCCGTCTCGCCCTCCGGCGAGCTGTCGATCACTTTGCAAAGAAGCCGATAGAAGCGGAGGAGATCCTCATAGGTCTCCGGGCGTTTCTTCTTGAGCTTCTTGAACCGCTTCGCAAGGATTTTCTTGAGCAGAGCGCGGTCGATGGAATAAAAGAACTTTCGGGCGTCGATCTTGATGATCGCCGCGTTGTCGCCCCATTTCATCCGGGCGACCCTCATGTCGTGCTGCACCTTGAAGGCGGCGCGGATCGGGCCTCTCCCGTACTGGCAAGCAAACGAGCCGTTGATGAACACGGGCCGGAACATGCTTTGTAGTTCCTCGTGGATGACGAGCTGCACCACCTTGTCCCGGAGCTGTGGAATGGAGAGGTCTCTCCGCTTCGGCTCCGTGATGACGTTGAAGTGATACGGGCCCGGCGTGTACTTCGAGCTCTTGAGCTCCCGCCAGAGGTCGACGTTGTTCTTCTCCCGGAACAGGTCGTACTTGACGGCCTCCCGGGTGTACTTTCTTCGCCCTCTTAGGGCTTGCTTGTAGCCGCCCTTGATCCGCTCGTAGCCGACCGCCTCCTCATAGGGCACAAGCGGCATGATCGGCGGGATCTGCGGGCATTTTATATTCTGCGCGGTTTTAATAAATAAGGGGAATTTCGTCATTGTGGCATCCTTTCCTTTGGGAACGGCTTGGCACCTATGACGCGGGTTTATACCCACATTGTAGACTTGCCCTTGCCTCCCCATACAAAAGGGCGGGCTCGGGGTCGTCACTGTTTTTACGCCGTCTTAGACAAGGCGAAGGATTACCTCTCCCTTGAAGTATAACAAGGACACGCACTCGAAGCCGTAGCCGCGAATGACGTAAAACCTACAAGGCGGGGCGGAAACCGAGGTTCGCGTTCCGATTGGACGAGTTGTTCCAATTCCAGTTGCGGGCCGAGTTGTACCCACGGTTCGCACGGTTCGACGCCATACAGAGATAACCCTAAGTAGGTGCGGTTTACTTTTTATCGGTTGTTGATGAAGTGCTTTTGCAAGCCTCCAATAATGCGCCCCATTTCGTTGAGTTTGGTTTGCAGCTCGTGGATCTTCTTCTCCGTGATGTACTTCTGTGTCCGGGCGACCCCGAACAGCACGAGGAGGAGCGTCTTCTCGGCGTCCGCCTCATCCAGCCATTCAAGCCGCTTTTTGACGACGGTGAGGTTGTTCGCCATGACCGCCGCCCGGATGAGCCTAAAACACGATTGCTTGATTTCCTGCGACAAACTAAACTTTTCGGCCTGGGGGAAGTTCTTGAGCAAGGGGTAGACATCTCTCTCGAGGAAGATCTCAGCCTTCTTTTGCAGTATGGACGGTTCCAATGTAGCAGCACCTCGCATTTCTAATGCGGGCGATCTCGGTGATGTCCCCGAAGAACTCGAAGCCGTAGTCGGTGAGCTTTACCTTCGCGGGTTTTCCCGTGATGGAGCTGTGTCCCTCAATGACAAGGACGGCCTCCCCTTCGAGAGTGAGACCGCTCGCGGTCTTGAGGGCGAGCTCGTCATCCAGGAGTTCCCGGCATATTTCGCATATCGGGCAAAGCTCGCCGAAAAAGTTCCCGAGTATGCAGCTTGCCTCTTTACGGGTACAGGCGACCATATAGCCGCCATTCCCGGAAAGACAAGCGAGGTTATACATAGAGTTTCCGCGCCACGGAGTCATAGATGCCGGACGTGATCGCGACCGCGTTGACAGAGTCAAAATTGATGAGAAAGACGTTGTTCGTCATGTTGTTGAGCGTGGCGTCTTTCAGCACTTTGATCTCCTTCTGTGCGTCGGCGATCTGCGCCTCATGGAGTATGACGGCCTCTCGGTTTTGGAAGATGCCGTCGTCCATGTGGTTCATGTTCGTCTGACTCACGGGCGTCCCTTCCTGGATGACCTCGCCCGTCGCGACATCTTCGACGTGGTCGAGCCATCCGATCTTTTTATACGCTTCCATTTACAATTTCTACCTCCGTTTCTTTTTCAATAATGTTATATTTGAAGGCCACATAGAGACCCTTGCTCGGCGGCTTCTCGAATGTGCGCTCGGTCTGGGCGATGATGTCCCCGTCCGTGTCGACGAGCTGCACATTTGCCACGTTCCCGGAAACCGTGTCGTCAAAGTAGACGTAAATCTTCACGGTGTCCGCCTCGATGAGCTTGCGGAACGGCTTGACCGTCTTCGGTGCGCCGTTCAGCGTATAGGCTGCATGGTCGACCGAGTCGGCAAAGCGCCGCCCGATCTTCTCAATGCCGACCGCTGTGAGTGTTTTCGGCATCTGCTTCCCCTCCTTCCGTCATGTATGTTGTCCCGGAGCAGCGAAGCGCCGGAGAGCACATGGGGTATATTTTCGCGCCGGAGTCTGCCTCCGAGCCCGCCTCAATGCAGGAGGCGAGGCCCTCGTACATGACAAAGGCGCACGGCTGATAGAATTTTTCCGAGGCCGCGATTGTTCCCACCTTCGGGAACTCGACCTCGCCGGAGCCCCGGGTGCTGCCCGCCTGGATGTCGCTCGCCAAAAGGTGGCCGATGCTAACCACACGGGGCCAGACTCCGCAAACAATCTCTCCGCAACGGGGGTATCTCGAGAAGCCCGTGAAGACCTGGGAGCGGATCTCGATGCCGTTCCCGGCCTCCGCGCCGTAGGCGGGCTTTGAGCTGCCCTCCTTGACCTTCCGAACCTCCGCGTCGATGACGGTGAGATTGTTGATGCCGCTTTGCTTGGAGCCCTTGAGGAAGACGATGAACTCCGCCCACCGCTCGGGGTCTTGGTAGGAGAAGGGCTCAATCGTGCTCTCCTCATATCCGAGCGCGGCCAGGGCGTAGAGGATGCCCGTCTTCGTGCCGCTCCACTCGGAGATGACCCCCTTCATGGAAAGCCGCGTCCGATAGCTCTCCACGTCCTCGCCTTCAAGTCTCGGCATGTCGCGATCCTGTCCGTGGACGGGGAGCATGACCGGGCTCGCGCTTGCGACGTTCGCTTCACTCCGAACCCGGAAGACGTCCTTTTTCATGCCGTCGAAGATACGCCCGACGACCTTGAAGAAGATGTAAAACTGATTGGCCGCCCGCTTGCCGCGCTTGAGCGGGGCAAAAAGGAGGTCGAACATATACTCGCCGAACGTGCCGAACCGCTTCATCCGCTCACTCCCCCCTCACCGTGACCTTGACCGTGCCGAGGGTGATGACCTTGTCCTTGTCAAGAACCACGTCCTCGGCGGGTTTGGTGATTTCGGTGTTTGTGGCGGCGCTGTAGTTGCTGCGGATCGCGAAGTTGATGTCCGAGCGCCGGAGCTCGTTGAACCTCCGGCCCTTGCGGACGGCGAGCAGATCGGTGAGAATTGCGTTGACCCGGTTCTTGACTTCCTCCTCCGCTGCGACGTCGGCGGTCGTGACTGTAACCTCAATATCTTGTGGTGCGGTGACAGATGACTTTACAATAACATTATCGTATGGCCCGGCGATCTTGTCAACGGCTTCCCGGACTTCCTTGAGGAGTCCTTCCGTGGCCTCTCCCGCTGTGCCTGTGACAATGACGTCAACCGTCCCTTGCCCCCGGGGGTGGTCGCAATCCGCTTGCGCGAACAGGACGCCCGGGACGGCCTCGGCGGTGTTGATGAAGGTGTCCTCAATCGACCGCGCCGCCAGCTCCGACCAGGAACGGAGGCCCCGGGTGCGGAGGCTCTCGTCGTCCTCGGTGTCACTTCCTTCCCGGACGATCCAGTCCTCGCCGTTTGAGATGCCGTCGATCCCATTGAGGAACGTGAGGCTCCGGGTGATCTGTGCCTCCGGCACATTGTACCGGGAGCCCTCCTTCTCCGCTTCGACCAGGACGTCCACCGACCGAGCCCCTTTTTGCAGCACCGCCGCCTCAAGCACAAAGAAGCGGAGCTCCTCGCCGTTGACGTCCTTCTCCGTTTTGAAGACATGGCCCTTCGGGATCTTGACGGCCTCGCCCTGGTCGTTTGTTCTGGACAGTGTGACGAGGCCCTGGGTCTTTTGGGCCTTCTTGCGCTTCTTTCCGTAGTCCGCCGCCTTGAGGTCGACCCACACGCCCGAGGCGTGAGTGAGGAACATGTTGTTCAGCACGTCCCGGAGCAGCTCCGTGAACTCGACCTTGACGCGGAGGACGATGAGGAGCAGCGTGTAGAAGACGCCGCCCGAGTGGAAGTTCGTGATCGCGAAACCTTCCTCTTTCAGCTCGCCGATGGTCTGCTCCTTGAGCGTCTCAAGCTCGGGAACCGGGAGCACCTCGTCGAGTATATCCTTGTCAATCATACTGTTATCACCTCCACATCAACCGCGCTGACAACGACGTTGAGCTCCCGGGGGCTCTCCTCGTCCGTAAATCGGAAGGAGCACCAGAGGCGGAAGACATCGTCGGAAAAACTGACCTCGACCTCGATGCTCTCGGGCACGATGACCTCCCGCCTTTGGAGGCCCAGCCGCGCCCGCTGCGCGATCTCAAGCCGGACGAGGTCGCCGTCCTCGGACTGGATGAAGTCATACAGGCCCCAGCCGAAGGCGGCGTCATAAAAGAGATCGCCGGGCTGTGTGAGGGCCTCGAGGATGATATTCTGGTATAGGCAATCCAGGCCGGAGCAGAGAGGGGCGTCGCCGTCCGCTGCCCTGGTGAGCTCCCAGGCGTCCGTGAGGCGGATGTCGGTGTCGTTTAGGCCCGTCATAGCTGCACCTCCCCGATGATCGCCGGGCTGTCCCCGTAGGCCAGCGCCACGGCGACGACGGCCCCGGCCTTGTATTGCGCCTTAGAGCGGACGCCCGGGAGGGCCGGGAAGGTCTCGTCCACGTTGCCGAAGCGGTCGACGACGGTGAGGGTGTACTCGTTCCAGTGTGCCGTGATGTGGCCCTTGTAGCTGCTCCCGGTCTCGTCGTTGTGGATGACAGACTCCTCGAGCTCGAATGTCTCCCCGAGCTGCGCCGCCTCGCTGACGGTGGCGTAGACCACGGCGGGGAGTTTGACGTGCGGGTACTCCTGCGCGATGAGCTTCTTCGCTACCGCCCTCATCATCTGCTCAAGCATTTCCCGCCCCTCCTTTCTTAGAAATAAATCTTCGTGCGGATGAAGCCGTTCTCGCTGGTAGACGAGACGACCTTCGAGACCTCGAACTCTCCGCTCACTTTAGGGTGCTTCACACTGATTTTGTGGGAGTGTCGGACAAAGGGGGCCGAGACCGTCTCGAGCTCCCACGAGCCGCCGCTCCTGGTGAGGGCGATGATGTTGACGCCATACTCGAAGATGTAGGTCTTGTTCTGCTCCGGCTTCTCTCCCCAATAGAACACGCCCCCAGAGAAGAAAAACGGCTGTTTGATGTTCCATGCTGCATGTACGGCATTGATCGCCTCGATGACGTTCATCTGCCGAATGGGAAGCCGTTTCCGTTCCGGGTATCCCTTGGAGGAGAGCTTCATCTTCGAGAGCCCGGCCTTCCCGAGAAAGTAGGCGATCATCTCCTGCGGAGTTGTGTCGAGGAATGTGTTGTTGATCTGCGTCTCCTCGAGGAGAAGCATCTCGTCCTTGAGAGTCACTTCGTCGGTGAAGCCTCCTCCGTTGTACGGCTTGGAGACGTAGCCGGTGAAGACCTCCTCAAAGACATTGTTATACCCGAGCTCAATCGCTGCCGGGTCTTTCCGGGCGAGTGAGATCTTCGGTTGAAACTGCTCCGTGAAGCGGATCTTCGCCCAATCAAAATAAGAAGACTTCGAGGAGTAGACCTCGATCTCTATGCCCTTGTCGAAGGTATAGGGGCCAGCGCGGGCCGCGATTTGAGGGTAGAATAATTCGAGCGTTTCCATCCTGTTCCTCCTCTCGGGTTAGTATGGCATCTGTGAGACCTTGTCGAGAGCTGCCGCCGTGCTTGCATCGTCGACGGCTGGGGACTTCCCTCGGCTCGTCTGCAAGTATTTTTGATAGTCAGAAGACAAGGTCGTTTGCTGCTGGGTTCCGCCGGAGCTCCCGCCAGAGGAGCCGCCGCCGGACGAAGATCCCGACGAGCTGCTCGTCGTCTGTATGGTCTGCGGGACGTACTCCCAGAACTCAAGGGAGACGGTGAGCTGCTCCTTCTTGTTCTCCATTTTGTGAGTGAGCCCCTTGAATAGAACCTTGTCGACGCCGTGCGCTGCCGTGTCTTCGCTGACAATAGAGAGCGGCTTCGGGACTGACTGGCCGGGCGTTCGGAAGATCGCCCGAAGCGTCTCGAGCCGCTGGTACTTCGTTTGCGTTGGTGTGTCGTCGAGAATGAGTTCGATATTGACCTTCGCGTCCTCGTAGCCCGTCGCCTGTTTGGGCTTTGTGGCGCTGCCCTCGACCTCTTGCTCGTCGATCTGGGCCGACTCCTTGACCTCGATACTCTTAACAAGGCCAGGGAGGACGACCCCGTTCACCTTGACGATCTGGTCTTCGGTGTAAATCATTGTCGTCTCTCCCTCCTTGTTATGCCGGTGCGGGTTCGGCGTCTTGATCGTCTGCGGGTTCCTCGCTGCCGTTGGCCTCGGCGTAGTCCTCGACCTCCTTGAGCATCGCGAGGAGCTGCTCGAGGTCTTTGATCTTCTTGAGGTCGACCGGGATGAGCAGCTTTTGAATGATGACTTGCTTGCCGGAGCTGCCCTCGCCGGAGCCTCCGCTCTCGGAGCCTTCCTTCTTGCCGCCTCCGCTTGTGAGGTCGACCTTCTGGACAGGCTCGCGTTCGAGCGTAGCCTTCGCGCCGTCGAGCCCCTTCTCGATTGCCTGGGCGGGTGCATCCTGCGCCAGCTCGAGGCCGTGGGCGTAGGTTGTCATCGTGCGTTGTCCCGAGAGGGTCAGCGTCGAGAGAGGGCCTTCTTTCGCGTCGGAGAAGGGGAGCATATTTCGGATGCGCTGCAAGCCGCCCTTTACCGCGTCGACCGCGCCCGTGAACGCCGATTTGATACCGTTCGCGAATGTGGTGACGACGCGCTTGCCCGACTCAAAGAACCACGTCACGGCTCCCGTGACCGTGTTCTTGATCGCGGTGATTCCATTCGAGAACGCCGTCTTGACGGCTGTGAACCGTTCGGACACGCCCGAGGCTATGTTCGTCACGAAGCCGACAAACTTGTCACGGATCGCCGAGAGCCGCCCGCCGGTGAGATTATCCAGGAAGGTAAAGCCCGCCGTATAGATGCCCTTGACGCCCTCGACCGCTGCCGCTGCTGCACCACGGATTCCCCCGCCGTGCGCCTCGTATGCGGATCGCATGTTGTCGAGGTTCTGGGAGACCGTCGCCTTCGCTGCGTTCATGACGGAGCCGATGACGTTGCCGATGCCGGAGAAGATCGCCGACGCGACCTCAAGAGCTGCGCCGAGCTTCTCCTTGAAAAAGTCGATGATTGCGTTGACCGCGTTTCGGAACCACTCGCACTTGTTGTAGAGCAGCACCAGGGCCGCGATGAGGGCCACGATGCCGATCACGATCCAGGTGACAGGGTTCGCCAGGAGTGCCGCTGTAAAGCTCCACACGCTCGATATGAGCGGCGTGAGCGCTCCCTTCGCTAATAGGAACCCGGCCTTGAGGAGCTTGAACCCGGAGATTACCTTCGTGATAATCAAGCCCACGCCGGAGACGACGGCGATGACCGTGCCCGCTATGGTGAGGAAGCCGCCGATCGCCAGGACGACGAGCATGATGACCCGGACGAGCTCCTGGTTCTCCTCGACCCACGAGCCGACCTTCGTGAGCACCTGCTCGCCGGTCGACATGAGATCGTTGATTGTCGGGAGTAAGCTATTCCCGATCGACTCCTTCACGTTCTGGATGCGCTGCGTGAGCCGTTCAAACCGTTCGGGCTCCGTTTCGTTGATTGCGTTCGCCATCTCCGTGGCGACGCCGGTGCCGGAGCCGAGGGCGTCGTACATGGTGAGGATGTTCCCTTGCAGGTCTCCGCACTTGTTGTAGAGCAGGTCGATGAGGTCGACGGCCTCGTCCGTTCCGAAGGCTTCGGCAATCTCCTGCTTCTCCATCGCGTCGATGGTCTCGCCGTATTTGCCCCGGAGCTGGTCGAGGATCTCCGGCATAAGCTCATGCTTTGCCTTTCACCTCCTAACAAAACGATGGAGGCGACCTTGTGCTCTTAAAAGAGGCGACCGATGCCGCCCGGCTAATCCGACGCGAACACGTCCGCGATCGCCTGGGCGACGATCCTCTCCTCGAGCTCCTGGATGTACCTCGCTTTCGCGACGTACCGGAGGAACTCGTCGAGGCCGATCTCCTCAATGTCGAAGTCCTCTAAAAGAGCCGGAGGGAGGAAGCGGTAGATTTCCAGGAGACCGGACTCCACCACGTTCCCCCTCACCTCCGAGAGCTGCTCTTTTAGAGCATCTTCAAATTTGTCTGTTTGGAGAGGCCCAGCATCCCGAGCAGCTTCTCACCGATGGAGAGCGCCAGGGCCGGGAACTCCTCAAGGTTCGCCTCGAGAGACACCCGGCTCTCCTCGACCACGTTGTCAAAGAGGAACACCTTGAGCGCCTTCGTCGCGCCCTGGGCGGTGGTCTTAACATATCTGTCATAGCTCGCCGTGGAGGGGCGCTTGAAGAAGAACTCGACATTCTTCTCGGTCTCGTCATCGACCTCGATCGTCGCGCCGACGCGGTAGACCTTGCCGTATTTCTCCTTGAGCTCCTCCGTCTGGGACTTCTGCGCGGTGTCTTTCTTGATTTCTTCCATGGTTTCGTGTCCTCCTATTCTCGATTATCTTGAGATGGTTTTTACTTCGTGGGCTCGACGCCGTCCTCCACAATGCCGCCGACGATCATGAGGTCGATGTCGACGGTGAGGGACTTGTCGCCCTGTGCTGCCTTGTGGCTGCGCTTGATCGGGACGACCTTCTTCAGCTCGTCGATGCGGGTGCGCTCGCCTTCGTTGGCGTAGGAGACGACCACGGAAGGCCACTCGAGGCCATAGAAGGGGACGCCCTTCGCCTTGCAATAGGCAAGGACGTCGTCGTAGTCATCCCGGAGCATAGACATTTTACCGGACGCTTTATAGTTGCCCTTGCCATAGCCCCGGGGACGGTTGCCCTTGCCGTAGCTTTCTTCCATGTCCTGCTCGTCGTCGTAGCTGATTTCCTGCACGACCAGGACGAGGCCCGGGATCTTGACGTCAACGTCGCCCCAGCTATAGGTCTGACCGTTTACTTTAAGGGACATAACTCTTTAACCTCCTTCCCTTATTCGCTGGGCTGTGCCCTGCCGAGGTCGACCTCGACCTCGCGGATATAGCCCCGGGAGACATAGCGGATCTTGACCCGCATAGTCTCGTCCTCGAGGATGGTCTCCGCCTGTCCTTCCGGGACGGTGATCTCGGCGGAGCTGATCTCCTTCGCGTCGATCATCCGCTGCAAGGGGACGAACATGAACTTCGCCCGGGTCTCAAGCTCGCCCTGCACGTCCTCGAGGTCGATGTCATCGTTCAGCAGGAGGAGCCCTTCCTTCCGGGTCTCCCGGATGATCTTGTTCTTGACGCGGACGTCCTCGGCGTAGCGGAAGTCGCTCCCGTCCGGGCTCATCATCTTCGTATGGTAGACATAGAAGTCGTCGAGCCCGTCGTATTCCCGGAACGTCAGATAGCCCGCGAGATCCAGGAGCTCGATGATGGAGTTGTCCATCTCGGCGGGGAGCAGCTCGAGGAGCTTCGTCTTCGGGATGCCGAAGCCCGCCTCCGTCCTGGTCTTGCCGATGGACTCCTGCACCGCTGCCTTTGCGTAGAGGCCACACACAAGGCCCGCGAGGTTGGTGATCTGGGTCGAGCCGTCCAGCTTGACCAGACGGCCCCAGGCGGTGACGACCTGGATGTCGTAGTTCTTGACCTTCTTCCGCTTGGCCTCCATCTCGAGGGCCCAGTCAGTGAGATCCCCGCCGCCCATCATGTCGGGCTCGTCCTCCTCGTCGCCGGTCGTGGGATACTTGGCCTCGAATACCACGAACACGGGCTTGTGGTAGACGTCGCGGAGCTCGATTTGCGCCTCGCTCACCGCCTGCCAGAGATCGAGGTCACTCTCGCCGACGATGTGGATGAACTCATACTCCTCGGCGAATTTCTGGAGCTTCTTGAACGCCGCCAGGACGTCGCCGTTCGTCATGGTGGGCGCGGTGGTGGTGAAGCTGTAGGAGTCGTTCACAAGGAACGAGCTCGGCTTCTGGTCTTCCTCGGTCGCCTCGGTGAACTTGAGCTTGAGGCCGGTTCCGGTGATCTCATACTCGCCATTGACGGGGACGGTGATCTCGTCCGTGAAGGTGTTTCCCCCGTCGATAGAGTACACAAAGGCGGCGGTGTTGAGCTGCCCTTGCGCGGTGAACTTAACCACCACGGAGAAGGCGTTCGTCGGAGAGCCGTCGACGGTAACGGAGCCGCCGCCGTCGCCGGTCTTAGAAACGATTCCCAGCTCGCCCGCCGTAGTAGCGGAGACCGGGAGACAGTAGATCCGGGACGCGCCGAACTGCACGGAGTCCATGACAGCGTCAGCCAGAGGAGACAGGCCGAGGCGATCCTTGATTTTGGTCGCGTCCATGTCTCCGGTGATGATGATCGGGGTGTCCGACACAATGGGGGAGACGCCGATCTTGAGGCTCTTACCGTCTCCCGTCGCGGTGGCGAAGCCGAGAAGGCCGTCCGTTACGGTATGCTTAACATCTCGAAGCATTACTTCTTGACCTCCTTCTTCCCGGAGCCGCCCCTCATAGGAGCGTTCTCAAATTTCTTGACCGCCTCGAGGAACTCCTCCTCGGTGACGGCTTTGCCGGGCTTCCAGCCCTGGGCGCTGCATACGCCCGCAAACACGGCCCGCCCGACTTTGTGCTTGCTGCGAAGCTCCCCGACGTCATAGAGCGCCGGGGCCTTCTTGTTCTGTTCCCCCGTTGCGGTGGGGGTCGATGCCGCTTTAGTTGCCATCTGCAATCTCCTTTCCGTCGTTCTTTGCTATGGACTCGACCTCGACGTCCGTGACCTTTGCGAAGTCCGTGTCCCTATAGAGTCCGCCGTCAAACCGTATCCGAATTTGAACGGCGACTTGTGCTTTGAGAATAGAGTCGTCCTTGTCGACCCAATCGGCCCCCTCGACCTCGATCGGAACATAATCGCCGTTGACGTATATGCCCCGATCGAGGCTCGAGAGGAACGCCCCGAACATACTCTCGACGGCCTCGTCGGTGTAGTCTCCGATTATCACAGTGAAGGTGAGAGCCCGGTCGAAGACCTTTCTCCTCTTTTTCTGCGCTCCCTCTTGGTCTCTATATCGTGTTTTGGAGCCGTTTCGGAGAAGGGTCTCCGACTCGAACAGCACCGCGCCGATGTGACTCTCTTGACTCTTTTCGAGACCCTTTTGAGTTGTGTACGGTTTAGACTTTAGGCCCGCCGCCTTGAGCTTTTCGAGGAGGTATTCCTTGCTTTGTTTGTAGAGCATTTAGTCGTCCCTCCCGATGAACTCCTCGGTCGTCGCCTTGATCTCCTGCATGTCCTCGTCCGATAGGCCGAGAAACGGGCGGGCGGGGATGTTGACTTTGACCTGCTTCTTGCTGACCCACTGGCCGCCCACCTGGAAGCGGAGGTTCTTCGCCTTCCGGGCCCGGATGGTGCGCCCCTGGTCTCCAAATTGGTGTGTCGCTGCGTGCTTTGCGTTCGTGCCGACCGCGAACCCCGAGGCGTCCGCCGTCACTTGGATCGAGTTGCGGAGCTGCGAGGAGTCGATGAGGGTCTTCCCCCCGGTGGTCGCCGCCCGGATGGAGGTCTTCCACCTCCTGCCGTCCGGCGCTCGTCCCTCCTTGAAACGCTCAAGGGTGGACTCTCGGACGCCTTCGCCGAGGGCCATGTTGAGGCTCCTTCGGTCTATTTCCGAGTATCGCCGCATTTTTCGGAGGAGTGCGGCGGTCTCTCCTTCAAGGCGGATACTATACACGAACTACATCCCCCTCATCTTCGCCCGCGTGAATAGACGGGGGTTTGACTTTGCCGAAAATCCGGTAGCTGCCGCGCTCGCCGGATCTTCGGTCTCGGTGCCGATCGAGACCTTCCCCTCTGCGACGAGGGTGAGGAACTTGATCGCCGCGTTGTATCGGTTGAGATAGGTCTTTTGGTCGGTGCTCTCGTCGATGCCGATACGGGAAAACAGGTTATAGACCGCGATGTCCTTCGAGAACTTGTTCAGAACCCGAGGGGCCGGGGAGATCGGGACGGTGTACCTCTTAGCGAGATAGCCGTCGATCTCCGCGTCGGCGTCGGCGATCGCGCCTTCAATAATCGGCGCGACGAGCTCCTCACGCTCGG